TTATTCTTGATCATTTGTGACCACATCCGAACCAGTGATTGGAGGATCAAATTCCATAAATTTTTCAAACCGATCAGCAGTTTTTTCTTTTACTGCTTTTGTTACATGCGTGTAAATGTTCATAGTCATTTTAATATCTGAATGCCCAAGACGTTCCTGAACTTCTTTAATGCTGGCCCCAGCTTCAAACAAAAGTGATGCATGGGTATGTCTCAAACCATGTACGGTTATTTTGTGTAAGTTGTTAGAGCGAATGATTTCATTTAGTTTGTCGTTTGGATAGGCCAAGCGGATTGGTATTCCATCCTCACGTGTAAAAACCATTCTGTCATCGTTAGAACCTATTGGCTGCACAATTCCTCTGCTTTGCTCTGTACGGTGTTTTTTTAGTAAGGCAAGGGTTGTGTCATCTAAACTAAGAACACGTCTGGAGGCAGGCGTTTTGGAGGTCAAAGGCGTGAAAGTTTTTTTATCAAAAAACAATGTCTTGTCAAGATTAATTGTTTTTTCTCTAAAATCTATATCGTTCCAACGTAAGGCCAGAACTTCCCCTTTTCTCGCGCCAGTATATATTAATAGGTGAAACATCAATTGATCGCGATAGCTATATACTTGCTTGGCTATTCCAATGAATTTTTTGATTTCGTGTTTTTCCCAATAATTTCTCATTTTTTGTTCCCCCGCTAATTGATCACTTTCTTTTTTGGGTATGATGACGCCTACATCCATTGGATTGCTCTTGATTATTTCCATCAAGACTGCAAACTCGAAAACTTGATTGGCATACATCTTCATGTTTTCCACTGATTTAATATCTTCTGCTATTTTGTTAATTACATCTTGGCAATATGAACGGGTTATATCTTTTATTTTTATATTACCGAAATGCGGAAGAATTTGACTGTTAAAACATGAACGAACCGTTTTCCTGGTTGGAAGCTTAAATCTTTTATAATTGGTTTCATACCACTTCTCATAAACCTCTTCAAAAGTAATTGACTTATCTTGTATGATGAACTTACCGTCTTTTACTTCCTTTTCAGTTTGAGCAGCGTCCAACTTTGCTTCTGCTTTAGTTTTGAAACCACGTTTGGTGGACGACTTTTTTTTACCCGTTGCTGGGTTTATCTCACCAGTGTAATACTTATACAGCCACATATTTCCGCCGTTCTTTGTTGTGTACTTCTGAAAGCTTGCCATAATACATTCCTCCAAGAATCAATAAATTCTACCCCGATTTATGACTTCTTCTAAGTCTTTCATTTGCAATAGTAAAGTTTTAGCACCTGTGCCGTATCTGCGACTTATTCGGCCTAGCATGAGCTTTATATTTCCAGGTTCGAAATAAACAATGTCATGCTGGAGAATTTTCACCCCCTCAAAGTGCAATAATTCATCAATTTCGATCTGCTTAAAAGGACCATCCAAAGGTATTGGAAGTTCTCTTTTTTGAGTTAACGTGATTTCATCTAGATGGAATATCAATTGGGACGGACCTTCATAAGTAAAAGATGGATCGTAATAGGCATAAATTGTTGGTTCACAAATCTGTGGTATTTTTTTAGACATCACCCCTTTCGCAGTATTGGTTTGCTGTTCAATGCTTGTCCGTATTTGCCCTTCATAATTCCTTCGCATGATTTGATTTAATCTTTTTCTAGCCAGATAAATAGGGACCTCGAATATATCAGATAGATATAAAAGGGCATCGTTGTATAAGGCCGGGAGTTTGAGTCTAGAAAGCATAAAAAAAGGCATTGAAGCATAGAGGACGAATTGATCTGCATCTGCCTCTTGGAGCTCTATGAACGCCTTAGGCATTATTGTTTGATTGCCTGCGTGTCTAAGCAAATGGCTGACTTCGTGAAGAAACTCAATACGTTGTTCCTTCAAGGGCAAGCGATTATCCAAAAGTACGCTGCGTAATCCCGCTACTGATTCATACGCCTTGCTTTTTTGTGAAGATGGATAAATCCATATATTCAAAGCAGCAGTAATTTTTTCGATGGTTATATGTTGAGGTTCAGTAATACCATTCTTTAAATACATATTTTCTATAGAGTGTTCCAAGTATGTAGCTTCATAATGAGATATCATGGCAATTCTCCTGTAAACAAGAATATATGTTCGTATGTATGGGTAGGAGGAGACAGCCCGCTGGCTGAAACCGCGATTAATGGTATGAATTAATTATTCTCCTTGGCGATCTTTGGGCTTACGGTTTTTTTCTGTTTCCTGAATGAATTTCCAAAATTGCATTAACTCCCGTTTTCGTTCCTCTGGCGCTTCTAAATAATCCTTGAAAAATATCCCGTGTTCAGGATTCTTAATAAATGCCTCAAATTCAGCTAATTCAGCTGCTTCCAAGGTCGAAATTTCTTCCTTACCTGACGCAAGTTTCTCAAGTTCATCTATTGTAATTCCGAGTCCCTTCGTAACCTTTAAAACATTATCAATTGCAGCTCCACCTACACCACGAGTTAACATTGACTGAAGCGTGGTTGATGGAATCCCTACTGACTCTGCGAATGCTCGTCTACTGTATCCTTTTTCTTCGATCAATCGTGATATCACTTTGGCTCTTTCCACGTTAACCCTAACCCCCACGTTTCTTTATTGTACGATATTTCGTACATGACTATATATTACATTAAGACAATAATGTTGTAAATGAATTTTGTACGAAATTTAGTATGAAATTCATTTTGACTACTTGACCATGAACGAAATATCGTTTATAGTTCAAAGCAAGACGAACGAAATATCGTTCATGAGGAAGGGGGGCAGGCGATGCTGTACAGAAATCTTCGCTCAGAAATGAAAAAAAAAGGAGTAACAATTTCAGATATCTCTCGCGATCTAAAAATGAGACGAGGAACAGTGAGCGATAAAGTACATGGCAGATTCAGATTTTACTATGATGAGGCTCAAATGATTAAAAATAAGTTTTTCCCAGAATGCGAAATTGAATATCTGTTTTCAACAGAGATTGATTTCAAATCTAAAGTAGTAAAGGAGGAGGTAGAATGGTATCCCCAAATTTCAAAATAGTCATTGATCCTGAGTTTATTCGGGATCTAGCAGAAAAAGAGATAAAAAAATCGCTTGAGGGGTTTGGAAATGGATCTTGGTGGGATATGAAGCGATTAGAATTAGAAACCTGTCGCAAACGTGACTGGCTGTTGGAAAACATCTTACTTAATCCTAATTATAAAAGTGAAATGTCCGTTATCACCAATGGCTGTGATGGTGGACGTTGGATGATTCGAGGGCCAGAAATGAGTGCTTTCTTAGATAAGCACTTTCATTATTTGAATTGTCCCTCTCATAGAGGTGCCAGCAATAAAGGGGGAATAGCATGACTCAGTTGGTATTTATACACGAAGGACAAGCCGTAACAGACAGCTTGACCGTAGCTGAGGTGTTTGGTAAAGACCATGACCATGTAATGAGAGATATTCGCCAGCAACTTAACAAGCTTCAAGAGGCTGGGGAAGCTGAATGGGGTGTCTCCAACTTTGGGGAAACCCAGTATCAACATCATCAAAACAGACAATGGTACCCAAAATTCGATATGACAGAAGATGCTTTTGCTATTGTGGCAATGTCATATACGACTCCAGAAGCCATGAAGATGAAAGTTAAGTTTCTGGCAGAGTTTAAGCGTATGCGAAAGCAACTACAGGCAGCAGCCGTAGACACATCCCAACTAAGTCCTATTCTCCAGCTATTAATTCAACAGGAGCAACAACAGGCAATCATCCAACGTCAGGATGCCACAGACAAACGGGTAGCCGTTATACAGGAAACAATTTTGCAGCGTGACGACGATTGGAGAGACAAGCTAAACGGGATGCTTAATGGAGCTGCTTGGCGGTCAGGTGGATTGTTTCAAGACCTACGAAGAAGAAGCTATGAAATGTTGGAGAGTCGGGCCAAATGTGATCTTAACCGCCGACTGCGTAACCTCCATGAACGGCTCCGTGAGTCTGGCGCAACCAAGACCAAGATATCCGAAACAAACCGCCTTGATGTGATTGAGGCAGATCCAAAGTTAAAAGAGATTTACACAACCGTTGTAAAAGAATTGTCCATTGGGACATTAACCTAAAAGGAGTGTGGATGTGTATGGACTACACACAACAACGACTTGCCGATCTTGAAAATATGTACGATCTAATGGCTGACAATCCTGCTTGGGTGCATCCGAAAGTATCCCAAGCGGCCTTTGGCTGGCTGTTGAAAGAGATTTTGGACTTACGTGCTGTATCGGGTACCGCTTATAGAAGGAGGTAGTACACATTGGAAACACGCTTAATACCAGTTATAGATGCTTCTGGCTTGCGGAATTACAGGGAAGTGCCGGGAGGAACATTTTTCGAGGCTGCGCGATTCGTGAATGGACTGCTTAATAACGGCGAACGTCTGGATATAGAATCACTTGATTTGACTCTACGGGAAATTGACGTGCTTGAAAAACAGGCGGAATGCAACCTCATCCGGCAAAAGATCGGGGAACTAAGCAGCAAGAAGTGTGAGGCTATAGCAGCCAACCGTAGCCCGCGTTTGTATCTTAATCAGCTCAATGGATTGAGCGTCAAGCTATGGCGATTAGAAAGGGAAATAAAAAGAGCCTGTCCATAATGGACAGACCCATAATCGTGCTACCAACACGATTGATTGAACAAACAATTACCGGAATTATAACACACATTTAATTTTTTTGGAAATAGGAGTCTCACGCATGGACATTAAGGAAATCAAACAGTACATCCATGACATACAGCGTCTTCGGGATACGGCAGAGTCGTTCACTGACGATTCTCCGGGTGCATTGGTGCGAAAGGTTGAATTGCTGACGCAGGCTCATACGTTAATGGGTCGAGTATCCGCCTATATGAGCGGTAGGCATATGCAGACCTATAATTTGCGAAAGCGAGTTTATGCCGAAACCATGCGAGATACAACCGAGAGAAACAAGAAGGTTGCGGCAGAACTGGCTGTGTTAGAAATACGGGATACCGAAGCGGAAGACTTCGAGCGGATGCATTTATGGAAGAACGAGTTTAAGTCTTTGGCTGAACACCTGTATGAACTGCGCTTGAGGCTCCGTGTAGATATGCATATAGGAGGTGGGAGCGCATGACTTTACCATGCAATCCGTATAGCAAAAAACAGCAGACCAGCAGCAAGCGGGTCAAGAAGAAGCGGGGTAACCACACAGCTATTACTTCCACTGTTCGTGAGGAAGTGGACCGACGGGCATCGGAGCATACCGGGTATGTGGTGTGTGAGCGCTGCGGAGTTTCCCGCCCCGCGTTGTGGTTTGAGAAAGCGCATTTGGTGAATGCCAGCCAGTACGGTAGCGGGTCGGAGCCATGGAACATTGCTAACCTGTGCGGCCCCCGTACAGAAACGGGCACATGTCACCAGTGGTCAGACGATACAGCGGCAGGCCGGGAATGGAAGCTCCGAAAGAGGGACGATCTTATTGAATACTATTTCCGTGGACATGGGAAAGACGTCTGGAAGACGTCCACCGGATATCCAGCGGACGTCCAATAAATAACCGCGCTGTCGGGAGGGAGGTCGCCAAAAGTGGCATGGATAGAGAGCCATCAGGGCACAGACAGACACCCCAAAACCCGCAAATTGTGCCGTAAGCTGGGAATCTCAACCCCGGCAGCGGTCGGACACTTGCACATGTTTTGGTGGTGGGCAATGGACTTTGCCCAGGATGGTGACATAAGCAGATATGGTCCCGATGATATTGCGGATGCAATAGAGTGGGATGGCGATTCAGTGCAACTTTACACCGCTTTGGTCGAGGCAGGTTTTATTGACGAAACCGAGGCAGGACGTGAAATACACGACTGGTACGCCTACGCTGGAAGGCTGATTGAGAGGCGCGCAGCAGACGCTGAACGCAAACGGAATTCACGTAGCGGAAAGAAGTCTGTTCCACCTCCGTCCATCGGAAGTCCACCGGACGTCCAGCGGACAGGAGAGGGACAGCGTGCGGAGTCCATACGTGACCTTAACCCTAACCCTAACCTAAACCATAAAGAAGAAAATATCTCTTGTCCCGAACCGCCTCCGGCTGGTCAGGACGAGCAGTCTTCTTCGGAAAAAGGAAAGGGAAAGAAGCCTGATAAATACGGTCCAGACAACACGTATTACAAAATGGCTGTGTACTTTAAAGACCGGGTAGATGAAATGGCGAAGGGTGAGGGGTTGGAACACCTTACTGCTAGAACCAACATTCAAAAATGGGCAGACGACTTCCGGAAGCTGGTCGAATTGGACAAGCACCATGATAAGGAACTTATTGCTAGGGTAATGGATTGGGTCGTCAAGGATGATTTTTGGTGTAGGAATGTATTGAGTGCTGAGGCATTCAGAAATCAGTTCGGCAAACTGGTCCTAGCTATGCGTAAACCAAAGCGCCAGTCTCGTCCTGCTGGTAGGAGCGATAAGCAGTCTATTGATATTGTTCAAGATCAAGAGCCAGCCCCGGAGGTTTCGCAAGAAGAATACGAAGAATTGCTACGGCTGGCTGAAAGTATGGAATCAGGCAAGGGGGAGCAGAGGTGACACCAACAGCATATATGTCAAAGCAGTCTGTTACCCGGCTGCGTGAATTGCTTCATGACGAACGATTGGATTATGACATTCGGGCATATGCCGAAGTGGAGTTATTAAGGCGGATCGGAGGTGCCGGGCTTGGGCAAAAGGATATACACGCCAGAAGATTGGGACAAACGTCTGGAACAACTGGGGAAACAGACTAGAAAGATTTATGTTGCGTGTGAGGAAATGAATTTTATTTGGTCCGCTGATGATCTGGCGAATTTCCGTGACATGTGGCGGCAGGGGTACAGCGTGGAAGAGATTCGAATCTTTTTTGGTCGGGAGAGCTGGCAGGAAGTAATTTTAATCGCACTGGATCAAATGCGGTGGGGATATATCAAAATACGACCTGACGTTTTGATCGTAGAGTAGGACTCTGTAATGGACAGAGGCCGCAGCCCTCCACAGTTGTTAAACCAAACATATGTACTTATAAATTAATTATTTGGAGGTTTACGTAATGGATAATCATGTGGAATTGAGCAAGTTGGTACAAGGTGGCGTACAAGAGCAATTCAACAAGGAGTGGAATCGTGTCACTAGGAATATTGACGATCCTAATACGTCTGCAACGGCGGCGCGTAGCATCACAATAACGATAACGCTCAAACCGGATAAAAAGCGGAAGACCATTAATTCTACTATTGCTACCAAGTCAACCATCGCGCCAGATAACCCACTGGATACCACCTTTGTTATGGGTACCGACAATGCTGGAAATGTAGTCTCGCAGGAATTGCTTTTCGGGGAAGAAGATCAAACGTTCTTTGACAATGAAGGCACGGTACGTACTGGTACCGGGGAAGAGGTTGACAAGGTTACCGGAGAAATAAAGACCGGGGATGGAAATGTAGTCAATTTCAGATAACAAATAACTAAAAATTGGGAGGAATTATAAATGATTAAAGAAGCAATGCAGTACATCGCAGCTCTGGCGAATAAAGAGGTCAAAGAGGTAGGCGGTCAGATTTACGCTACGGGTTCGTTGGAGTTGGTACAGGAGCCAGTAACAAGCACACTCAAGGTAAATACGCTGTCGGCCTTGGTAACATACCTGATGGACAACTACGACAAATTGGAGCCTGTATTGGTTCATGTGGTCAGTGAGACTGACGTACGGGTGCTGAGTGCCTTTAACCGGGATAAGCGGCGTAATGTGATGCTTCAAGCATCTGCGGTTTTGCCAGATATTAATTTTGAACGGTACATGGATGTAGAGAGTTTCAATGTCCAATTACAAGCCTGTTTTGTGGAAAACCTTGATCGGGCTGCTGTATTGAAGTTAGTAGGAAACGTTAAAGAAGAGTCTGGAAATACCTACGCAGACGATGGGGTATCGCAACAGGTAACAGCCAAAAGTGGGGTCGCTAGTCTTGAAAAGGTAACGGTTCCTAATCCCGTTAAGCTGAAACCGTACAGAACGTTTATTGATATTCCTCAGCCAGAATGCAGCTTTGTGTTCCGTTTGCAGTCTGGACCCCGCGCAGCCCTATTTGAAGCAGACGGAGGCGCATGGAAGTTGCAAGCTATGGCAAGCATCAAGGAGCATCTTTACGCCGAGCTGGAGGACGAGATTAAATCCGGTTTTGTCACTATTATTGCTTAATACATCCTTGGGGCGGCTAAGGCTGCCCCTTTACCAAGGGAGTGAGATACATGCCGAATGCAAACGGCTGGTTAAGCCGCGATGAAGTCAGACAATTAAACGTGCCTGTCCTGATACCAGATAAGGACGCGCAGCGGGGTAAATGGCACAATGGACTGCCTCCGGCTGGAGGAGTATTGCTAACGCGGACGAGCTGCGTAAGCATGAATTGCCCGGTAACGGAAAATGAAACACCCGTAGCATATATGTACAATCCAAAACACCGATCTGAATACCGTTATGCCCCTTTCTATTTTCGTACTAAAGAGCAGTTGAACGGCTTGGAGACGGTATGACGCAACTGGAATTTAACTTCTATTCTGCTGAGGTTGTACAGGAAACACCGGATTTGCGAAGAGGGATGGATGGGCAGCTATTGAACGGATGTTTTTACGAGCGAAGCACTGGAGATTTTGTATCTTATGTGCAGGGGCGGCGGCATCACGTTTTTGATACGGAAATTTTACAAAATGATTGGATGGAGCGGACGAAACGGGACCGCTGGATAGAGTAGCATAGCCCCCAAGGGCAGAGAGGACAAATACATGAGTGAGCAATTGAAAATCGTTTGTTGGGCGACAGGTTTTAAGTTCGAAAATGGAGCCTATGAGGTTCATAGCCAAGATGGTCGTTTTCAAGGGTTTTGTTCTGTAGCGAGTTTAAAAGAAAAAGGTTTGGTACGGCGGATAGACCATACCAAGAAGGCAGAAGTATTTTTAAACACGGATGAAGGTCGGGCATGGTTCAGAAAGAACCGTACAGTCTAGCCCATAGGGGATAAGAAGGAGGCTTAGCCCTCCATAAGGGGGAGAGACACATTAACCGGATAGATGCGGTTTTAGCAATTGGCGATCTGCTGGATCAAAAGTGTTCCGGCTGCACGACACGGGACGAATTTAACCGGAAGTACGGCAGCGTCACATCCAAGCTGGACAAGCACTGTAAAACAAACTGTCCTGTAGGTCGTCAATTACAGGATTATGGAAAGCAGCTCGGCAGAAAGGGCGATGAAAATGGAACGGATTATCTACGTCGCCGGGGTAAACCGGCGACACCTTGCAGAGCAGGCCAGCACTGTTCCGTATTGGCTCCTGAGCGCGACCCTGCTGCGAAAGTACCCCAGTTGGCTTGAGCCATACATGCGTAATCGGGCGGTGATATGGGACCCTGGGACGTTTACCGAGGATTGCATATCGTATCAGGGTTACAGGGCCTACATTGATCGGAACGTTAAATCTCGCCATCAACACATGCAGTATGACGAGATTGGCAACCCGGAAGCTACAGCATGGTATTTACAGGATATGCGGCGGCGCGGATACAATCCGGTTCCTATCTTACAGCCTGGCGGAGATACGGGGCTGCTGCAAACCGAGAGGTTGGTTTTTGTTGGTGGCACTGTACGAATGAACGAAGAGGAACGCATGCGTTATCTGGACAGCCTATTATGCGGTCCTGTCCGTGCTCGCGTACATTTGCTAGGCATGATGCTACCTAAATGGTTTGCCCCGTACAATGCCGCTGTGCAGGGAGATAACACAAGCTGGATACCACGTTCGGAATGGAACCGCCGTAAGACTGTAGCGGAGTGGATGCGAGAATACGGCAAGCAGTGGATACCACACAAGCCGCGAAGAGTGGTGCAAACATCATTATTTTAGGAGGCAATCATATGTACTCAGTAGATTCGATGGAATACAGAATCATTTATTGCGCACTTTGCGCACTGGCGATGGAATGGGAAAAGGATGAGACGGGCGCAGAAGAAATCGCTCAGATACACGGCGTTCCTGTATCAGCAGTGCACCACGCGCTGGAAGCACTGTATACAGACAATCCTGACCCAGACGCATTAGAACAAGATATTTGAGGGGATTTACCCACATAAGGGGGATACACCCCCTACTACCTATACCAAAGGAGAGATATACAGATGAATATAGAACAGCCAGAACGTTACGAGGAAGCATTGGAGGTAGTGAAGGCCAACCGCAAAGCATCGGTTACGTTCCTCCAACGGAAAATGCGTATTGGATATGTATGGGCTGCTAGAATCATTGACCGGATGGAGCAAGAGGGCCTTATCGGGCCATACCGAGGGGATAAACCACGCGAAATTCACATTAAATAGTTTCCCCTACTACCTATAAAGGAGAGATATACACATGATCAAATGGATTGAGTACGAAAATCAGAAACCAGAGGTAGAAGGAAACTATCTCGCTTCTGACGGTAAACATGTCGATAGATGCTATTACTTCGTTGGTTTGGAGTATCCTTGGTGTGCTGCGGACAATAGTCCAGTCGATGAGGGTGATATTACACACTGGGCAATTATCAATCTTCCGGGAGAATCGGTAGATACGATAAGCATTTTGAATAGTATACCTGTTGAAGACTGGTCTTCCGATGGAGACACAATCGAGTATATAAATATAATCTATGATGCTGAAAACATAGGGAAATTGTTGTCAATCGGTGTGGCGAACAGTGAAATAGATGAGAACGCTGATGATTCGGGTTCGATTATAGATATCTCTCCATTCGTATTCAAATACACTCGAGCAAACTGGTTCGATGATGAAGGATTTCACTTGGAAAGACCATAAGGGAGAGGCATAACAGCCTCTTACCCTATACCCCCTATATAAAGGAGCGATAAGAGCATGGCTAGCGGCTGCATACTTGGTACTTGTTATATATGCGGTGGACTCATTTATGAGGATGAAATAGGCTGGCATGGCGACAAAATGAAACACACCACCTGTCGGAGTTTAAGTGAGATCAAGCTCGAAAATGATCGGCTTCGGCAGGAACTGGATGAATGGAAAAAGTGGATGGGAGAGTGAATAGATATGGATGGACTAATCATTAAGCCTAAATGGGCGGATATGGTTCTGTCGGGATTCAAACCGTGGGAGATTCGCGGGAGTCGCACTCATAAGCGCGGTACCATTGGTATTATCAAGAGCGGCAGCGGCTTAGTATACGGCACGGTGGAGCTTGTGGGTTGTGTTCCTCTAACCATGTACAACTGGTACGAAAACAATGATAAGCATCATCTGTCGTATGCAGATGTAGATTACAAAACACCTTATGCATGGGTAATGCAAAATCCAGTAATTTACCCAGAACCTATACCTTATAAGCATCCACAAGGGGCAGTTATATGGGTTAAGCTGCCCGATAACCCGGAGCTGCTACAGCCCCAAGGAGAGAATAAGTTGGGATAATACACCTCAAACGCCGCATAGAGCGGTTTTACGTAGACGAGGACGGAGATACAGTATTTGCACTTTATGAGGATATAGAGGGCTACATCCACTATAGATACTGCAACTATGATACGGACAAGCACAACATGTTGTCAGTATTGTTCTACAAAAATTTCGATGGAGGCGGTAAAGGTGAGTGAACGGATAATTAATTTACCGGATGGTCTGCAACCTATGTCAGAAGAAGATTTGAAAACTATTTGGAACAAAGCCGACGATGCTCGGGGTGAAGAAGCTCATATGAGTAATGATGTGTTTGATTTGGTCAACGCTCTTGATGCCGCCTATGCACAAATAGACTCACTCCAGCAGCAGCTTGCAGAGAGGGACCGGACAATAGACCTGCTCACCAAGCAAATTACCGATGAGGTTGGGATATCCGCTAAAGCAATTGCTGAACGTGATATGTTCAAAACTTCCTTTGAACATTGGAATAAGGAAGCCCATAGAGTAGTAGATGAAAAAAACAAGCTCCGTAAGGGGTTAAAATCAGCAGAAATCTTGCTGTCTTCTATGCCAATGGATAATGAAAAAATATGGACGGCTTATACAAAAATCAAGGAAGCGTTAGGGGAGTAACCACCAATACAATACGCTCCTGCACTTTGACGGAGCGTTGGAAGGATGATAGATATGTTGGATATGACAGACCAGCACCTTAACGAAGAATTAGCTAAGTGGCTTGGGTACACCATGGTATTCGTTGGTGGCGAACCTAAGTATGCAAGAGTCATATCGCCGGAGGGCAAGTTAGTCGGTAAGACTAACACCGATACAACAAAAGCATGGGCTGGAGCCATCCCAAACTATTGCACTGATCCTGCCGCCTCTCTGGAGGTACAGGCTAAGGCACTGGAAGTGTCCTACGTGAAATACTGCGAAGAACTGAGGAAGGTTACGAATCCAACGGGCAAGTGGTATTCCGACGCTATCGAACTAGGAGCAAGTCTTCTCGGAGCTACAGCAAGGCAGAGGGCAGAGGCTGCTTATATGACATTATCCAATAGGAATTAGATCTATACAGGGTGTAGGTCCTACACCCACTAAGGGAGGATATATAGATATGCCAGGAACCTTTATGTATGAGTTGAAACTAAACGAAAATGACAATGTTCCAGCGGTCATACAGCTTCCGGGACAAATGATTGAGTTTGAAATAACAGAGAGGGACTTAAACAGAATGTTGCATCTTTATTTCATGAAGCGGATGGAGGGATGATTTTGCCTAAGTTCAAACAGCTTGTCAAAATGCCTGGTCCTCCAAAGGTGGATATAGAGCAAATTCGGAGGGAACTAGAAGGTGGAAAATTTTCATACTGGAAGAGTGCGGCTGGTATGCTAATTGAAGAGATAGACCGGATGAAGGTTATCATGCAGGAGTCTTCTTCTGCTTTAACCGACACAATTAGGAAGTCAGACGAGCTTATAGAGGATCATAAAGCCATAGCGCGTATGTGGCATGACAAATACCAGCAGCTTCTAGCAGAGCAGAAAGGGAGCCAATGAACACAACAAAGCCCCCGCAACCTTGGCAGGGAGCACGGGGGCATATGTTTCAACACATCACCTATAAATTATAACATAGGTGAGGGGAAGTATATATGAAGCAAAGAGCCACACAATTAACACTAGGGTTGCCAGTTATGGACAGTGAACAAACCCGCCGCCAAGTGGAGGAGCATTTGGAAACTGTCCGTATATATCGGCAAATGGGATTGATCCGGCGCGAGGTAAGCAATACACCTAGTTATGAACCAAGATTCCACGGAAGCACGAACGCTATTAGTAAACCAGCGGAATCTGCTGCTGTGTGGAACGTAGATAAGGAAGCGGAACTGGAACAAAAGTCTCTTTTACTTGATAAAGCCATGTTACGGCTAAGTCGAAAGGAAAGCGAGTTATTACGTAGGCGCTATCTGGAAGATGAAGACGTATATGATTATAACGTATGTAATGACATGCACATAGGGGAAAGGACATTCCGCCGTATAAAGGCTCGTGCTTTGTATAAGCTAGCCTTTGGTCTACGATTGGAGGTATTGATTGATCCGCCTCCTGAAAAAGTGGCCGCTAAGTGAAACATTTTTGGCCTATTAATGGCACGCCGTTTTGAAACTGGCATGATATATTTGTAACGTGGAAATGAAGGGAACAAGTAAAGGGCTGGCAAATGCGCCAGTCCTTTTTTGTTGCCTTTTTTCTAACTCAATATCAGGGGGAAACAATTATGTCTTTAAAACCACGTTTCGCATTTCTCAGCTCTGACGGTATCTTGCATTTGCATGACGAAGAACATGCTGCCCAACATGGTAAGCACGTACAAACATCTTTGACGGACGATGAAAGCGGCTTTCCTATCGTAGAAGGTCAGGGTGTTGTCTATTATGCCCAAGAAGACAAAGCCTACATTAACGGCAACAAGTCGGACGGTAAACTTATTTCCACACCACCAGTGCTCAAGCAACTTGCAGCAGAGCTATTGTAATGCCTTACCCGGCTTATGCCGGGCTTGTGGTGCATACAGGACTATGGGCGGTTCGATTCCGCTGTGCGCCATTCATTATTATCCGGGGGAACAGACATGATTAAATCAACCAAGCGTCCGCCGCCTGTGCCTGCTATGTCGCCTCTACAGCCTACCAAGTGCCAAGGTTGTGTATGGGGTAACTGGACAGGGACTAAGCAGACATGCATGTGGGCGAACTGTAGAAAGGGGGAGTAAGTGCAGTATGAAAATACTCAAGTGGCTTGTACGTTTCACAGCAGAGCGCGCAACTGCTCCAAGAAACAGGAAGGAGCGCAGGCATGGAAATTAACCGTGTTAAGGTGAGCGTGTACAACATGAAGAGTCACCCCAGCTTATACAATCGTCCCACTATATACAGTTGGTATATGGAGGGCGTTGTAATAAAGAGTCATACTCAGTCAGTCATAGGTATCCATATACCTGGAGTTAATCAGCAGGATAGAATCATCGTGAACCTGACTCTGTTGGATAGGCTGCGTGGCATCAAGATACAGGACAAGACATGGAAGGTGTTCGAGAAGTGGGAAGGCATCTGCCATGAGAAGAATAAAGAACTGGAATATTTCCATGAATTAGGCCAGAAAATAATTGGAAATAAGATTAATTTGTAAATTAATTTAAATTTGGGTCCTTCCCAGGCCGGGGGTACCATGCGGGTACGAATGACCCCGAAAATTCAATATTTTTTATGAAAAAAAATCACTGTGCATTGTGCATTTTGGGGGTGGTATTTTGGGCATAGAAAAGCAGGTGAAAATGATTGATGAAGTCTTGTGTATCAGCGCTTCTTACGCTGCTGAACTGTTCGGGGTACACCGTAACACACTTGCACAGTGGGTTAAGCTTGGAATGCCTAAAGCGTCGAACGGTTGGTATCCTCTAAAATCCTGTTTTGATTGGGTCATGGAGTACCGCTTGGGCGGGGAAGATGAATCCGATGAAGGGGAGCCAAAAAGCGATGCTGCGCGTAAGCTGCGTTTTGAAGCGAAGCTGAAAGAGAAGCAGGCGGAAGCAGCGGAATTTAAAAATGCAGTTACCAAAGGCGAGTATATCAAACGTGAAGAAGTGGTTTCAGAGCTTCGACGCTTTTTCACTACGCTTAAACGGTCTGTGACTGGTTTAAGTCGTCGGATAGCAATGGAGGTCGCACCATATGTCGATCCTGATACCGTGCGGATCATTGAACAAAATATAGCCGATACGACAAATGTGGTTTTAGAACAAATGTCAGTTCGTGGCGTCTATAATGCCAAAAAAGACAAAAAGTAAGTGGGCTGATTGGCTTACAGAAGCTTTCCAAGTCTTGCGACCTCCTGAAAAGCTAACTGTATCTGAGTGGGCCGACCGTCATCGAGTGCTTGATAGTAAAACATCGGCAGAACCAGGCAAGTGGTCCACGGATCGAACCCCTTATTTGCGTGGAATTATGGATGCTTTTACTAACCCACGCGTAGAAGAAATAATTTTCCTCAAGCCGACACAGGTTGGGGGAACGGAATGTCTGAATAACATGTTAGGTTATGTTGTTGCACAAGACCCAAGTCCTGCATTAGTTATGTATCCGAATTTGGATTTAGCAAAGTTTACTTCTGAAAATCGGATACAACCAATGATGGAATTGAGTCCGGCACTAAATGGACGTTTTCGTCCAAGAGAATCCAAAGATTTGGAATTACAATTTGACGGAATGTTTGTTTCTTTTGCTGGTGCAAATAGCGCCGCTACAATATCCAGTAAGCCCATGCGGTTTTTATTTATGGATGAAGTGGATAAATACCCGAGGACGGCAGGCAAGGAGGCAGACCCAAGGTCTTTGGCAAAAGAACGTACTAGAACGTACCCATTTAATAAAAAAATTGTACAAACTTCGACGCCGACAGTGCGCACCGGACCGATTTGGACGGCTTGGGAAAATGCAGACGTAAAAATGGAGTTCTATGTACCTTGTCCGCATTGTGGGTATTATCAAACCTTTAAATTCAAGCAAATTAAGTTTGATAGCAGTCTTGACACAGAGTCCATCCGGGGTACGGCTCATTATCAGTGTGAGCATTGCAATGAAGTCATACGGGATGCTCATAAACCCGCAATGCTCCGAGCTGGAGAATGGCGCGACCCAAGCGGTTCGACTAAGCTACGCCGTAAAACCGGGTTCGGACTGAACGCTATTTATAGCCCGTGGGTGCGATTCGGGGATGTGGCGGCGGAGTTTATCACGTCCAAGAAAACGCCGGAAGAACTCATGAACTTTATCAATTCATGGCTGGCTGAGTGTTGGGAAAACACGCAGATAAAGCTTAACAGTGACAAGGTGCTTGAGAAGGACAGCGGATATGAGGAAGGGGTAGTGCCTGACCGGACTATTCTGCTGACTGGAGGGGTGGACGTTCAGAAGGATCGGTTTTACTACACCATCCGAGCCTGGGGCGAAGGAATGAGCAGCCAAAACATTCGGCATGGAGTGGTCGAAACCTGGGCGCAGATTGAAGATGTGATGAATATATCTTATTGTGCTCGTGATGGGACAGAATATTTTGTTAATCTCTGTGCCATCGACTCCGGTTATAACGCGGATGATACTTACACATTTTGCGTTAACAACAGTGAATGGGCGGTTGCGGTGAAAGGTTCTAATACAGCCCTGCCAAGCAAATTTAAGCTATCCAAAATCGACCGCGAGGAACGCGGCATGTACGGCATATCCCTGTACCATGTCGATGGTGGATATTATAAAGACTTCATTTCCAACCGCATGGTTCGCAAAAATGACGAGCCGGGCGGTTGGTTTGTTTATACGGGTTGTGACCTGGAATACGCCGAGCAGGTCACAGCAGAGGAAAAGGTTATTGAGAAGCGGGGTCGCAATGAATACGAAATTTGGCGACCAAAGACAGCGCACGCAGATAACCATTACTTTGACACAGAGGTCTATGCCGCTTTTGCTGCGGATTGTTTGGGCATCCGGTACATGCGCTACGAAGAGAAGCCAGAACCCAAAAAAGAGGTTAGTAAAAAGCCTGCGAAGCAAAATTCTTGGGTAGGGGGAGGAAACGGTTCATGGCTATGACACAGGAAGAAAGGCTCTTAAAGCTGCGCGAGCAACTGCTTGAGGTTGAAACAGCAATCAGCGCCATACAGTCAGGGGCGCAAGAATATTCAATCGCAAATAGGTCGCTTAAACGGGCAGATTTAGCCACATTGTATGCTGAACGGAGCCGATTAGAAAAAGAAATTGAAGCACTGGAAAGCGGAACAGGGATGTTCCGAAGAGTTTACTTTGAAGGGAGGTAATCCTATTGAATTGGCTGGACCGATCAATAGCCGCTGTAAGCCCAAGGTGGGCATATAAGCGTATGGCGTGGCGAACCGGGATGGATGTTTTCGATTCGGGCAGCCGTGGACGGCTCAATCATAACTGGAACCCATCCCAAACCCCTAACGAACACATGAAGGCGGCGGAACGGTCGTTAATCCGGGCAAGGGCGCAGGATATGGAGCGTAATAGCGATATTGGCGGGGCGATCTTGTCTGCATTTGAACGCAATGTCGTCGGAACCGGGATTATGCTGCAAGCAAAATTAGCGCATGACATTCCTGGGAATATGAACGGTGAGCTGAATCAGCAGATTGAAAGGCTTTGGAAAGAATTTTGCAAGGCGGAAAATGTTGACCTGACCGCTACGCAATCGCTTGAAGAGATAGAGGAAATGGCTATTCGTCGTTATGTAGTGGATGGCGGTATTTTCTTGGTTAAGGTCTACGTTGAGGATGATAAATTCCCTTTCAAACTTCAAGTTCGGTCAGTTGAGGAATTAAACACCATCGTTACGCCGGGAGAAGGCAACCGGATTGTTGAAGGTGTAGAGATTGACGAATACAACAGACCTGTGGCCTACCATTTTAAGGACGTAGATGGTTATTTTCTCAATCCCGTTAAAACGGTCAGAATTCCAGCCAAAGACGTTATTTTTTTATATAAGAAGACTTCGCCGCAACAGGTCAGGGAAGTATCCAATTTGGCAACAGCTTTACCACGCGTTAAAGATGCGAATCAATTTGTTGAAGCTGTGTCCATAAAAGAGCGTGTCCTTGCTTGCTTGTCTGTCTTCATTAAAAAGGATGTTCCTTCCGGTGGTGCGGGGCGGGGAGTGAGAACCAGTAGCGAAACGACTGACTATTCTGGATTGTCACTTGCTCCGGGGATGATTGGGGAACTAAATCCTGGGGATGAAGTTCAAACGGTTGTGCCATCCGGTCAGGCATCAAACGCAAAAGAGTGGATCACCACATTGGTCCGGCTCACGTCTGCCGGAATCGGCCTTAGCTACGAAGCTGTTTCGCGGGATCTGTCCCAGGTCAATTATTCCTCTGCCCGGCAGGGGCTAATTGAAGATCGGAAGCTGTATAAGAAGCTTCAAAAAATGTTAACCGAACGCGTGCTTACCCCAATTTATTTGGAGTTTTTAGATGCCGTGGTTCTTTCCGGTCAGTTGGATTTACCCAAATACCAACAAAATAAAGAGCAATATACCACACATGCATGGATACCACCGGGTTCGACATGGATTGACCCTTTGAAGGAGGTGAAAGCAAATGAAACAGCTCTTGCTTCCAATCAGGACACCCTAGCCCGTATTTGTGCCGAGCGTGGGGAGGATTGGCGCGATGTGGTAGCGCAGCGTGCAGTAGAACAGCAATTGATCCGTGAATTGTCCGGCTTAAAACCGACAGAAACGGAAATTCCAGAGAAGGGAGAGAAAGAAACAGACGATGAGCCAGATGATGAAGCGGATGAACCAAAAGAAAATGCCGATGACGCTGCATAGAAATGCAACGGTACCGGATAAGCAACTATCTCGTGTATTGACTATCAATACTGAATCTGTAAACGAAGAAGATCGAACGATTGAACTTTCATTTTCATCCGAAGCCCCATACGGTAGGTGGTTCGGTGATGAAATTTTATCTCATGACCCCGGAGCGCTTGACCTATCTAGGTTGAACGATGTCGGGGTTTTACTTTTCGCACATGGTCGTGACCCGAATTACGGAAATATGCCAATCGGTACCATTAAACAGGTATGGACTGATGATACCGAGCGGAAGGCACGAGCTATTGTGGAGTTTGACGACGACCCTGACAGTGACCGAGTGTTTCAGAAGGTTAAAAAAGGGACCATCAAAGGCGTATCTGTTGGCTATGAAGTCAGCTCCTGGGAAGAAGTTAAGGCGGGTAAGACTTCCGCCAATGGTCGATTCACCGGGCCAGCTTATGTGGCTCTTAAATGGCAGCCGTTTGAAATAAGCATCGAGCCTACACCTGCCGATCCGTCAGTTGGTATAGGACGTAATTTACAAAATGGAAGCGAGGAAGATGATATGTTGAAAGGTTTGAAACACATTGCGCTGGCTGCGCAAGGATTGGTACATGCTCCAGATAAAGGCGGGGAGATTGGAGGCGCAGGAGGCGAACACCGATCCGGTGAACCAGCAGCAACACCACCAGCGCCACCGATTAACGAAGATGGTATTCGAGCGGCAGCAGCAGCGGCAGAACGGAGCCGCGTAACAGAAATTAATGCGCTTTGCCGTAACTTCGGCGTGGATGCTTCACCGTACATTGAGGATGGCAGCGGAGTTGATAAGGTCCGTCAGGCCATTTTGCAAAAACAAATTGAAGATCGTAAACCACACCCATCAGGTATACAGGTTACAACAGAGGAAACAGACAAGTTCCGTGCTGCTGCATCCGATGCCCTGCTTATGCGTGCAGGTAGAGGTGTTGCGAAGCCTGCGCCGGGTGCGCCAGAACTGCGCTCGCTGCGGTTGCGTGATTTGGCTGTGGAGTGCTTGGTACGCGCTGGGGAGTCGGGAGCACACTTGCTACGCGATGAAGATTTGTTGAAACGGGCGTTGTCGCCTGATAGTACATTCCAAGGCATTATCTCCAACGCTGCTAACAAAACGCTGGCACAGGCTTACGCAGAAGCCCCAACAACATTCCAATATTGGACAGGCCGTGGTAGTAACTCCGATTTTAAGGCAGCGGAGCATTACCGACTTTCCGAGGCGGGAAGTTTGGAACTGACAGCACAAAATGCTCCAATTCCTTATGATGGTCCCATGAAGGATGAAAAGGTCACAAAAGCAGTCCTGACATACTCCAAGCGTTGGGGCTTTACCCGTCAAGCTTTCATAAATGACGACCTGGACATGCTTTCTAAGGTTCCACAGGCTTATGTTATTGCAGCCAAGCGCGGTATTAATGCCCTGGTGTATAAGATGCTGGCATCCAATCCGCTTATTTGGGACGGTAAAGCACTGTTCGGAGTGGATCACAAAAACTTGGGTACAGGCGCGGATATTTCTACCACCTCCATGACGGAAGCACGCACTGCTATGCGAACTCAAAAAGGGCCACGAGGGGAAGGCACACTTAATCTCGCACCACAATTTCTGTTGGTTCCAGCAGCCTTGGAGACAAGCGCTAATCAATTTGTTCATTCCGATGCCGATCCTTCAGGTAAGCACAGTGGAGTAACAAATGTTTTCCGCAATAGCTTGGATATTATTGTGGATGCGGAGTTGGATCAGTATTCAGCAGCGGCCTGGTATGCGGCGGCTAGCCCGAATATTGCGGATACGATTGAGGTCACTTATCTGCGGGGGCAGGAAGAACCGACATTGGAAACCGATGTGCCGTTTGACCGTCTTGGTTTGGACTTCCGTATTTACTTCGACTATGGAGTAACCGTTTTGGATAGCCGTGGAATGTTCAAAAATCCAGGTGCAACAGGAGGTAGTGGAGCATGATTTTAAAGAAACCACTCAATTATGGCGGACGACTGTGGGAGGCTGGTGAAACCGTAACGGGCCAGCTTCCCATTGATTTGATTTTGGAGCTTCAAGAGAGCGGCGCGATTGATAAGAATGAATCCCCGGCGCAGGAGGCGGCAGGCTTAACAGACACTACTGTTTCTGCTGCTGATTTTGCTGCATTGGGGCCGAACGAACAAAAAGCACGCCTTGAATCACTTGGGCTGACAGCATCCAGTAATAAAGAAGGTCGCCAAGAGCAATATGAAAAATGGCTTGCTGAAAATCCTGCCAAATAATAACGGAGGTGCGTCATGAGCTTGCGTGATCAAATCATTCATGATGTACAGAATGTATTCTTTAACCCTTTGGAGTTTTCGGAGCCGCACGTTCTCGTGGCTGGTAGTAAGTCACGTTGCCTCAATATGATCGTGGAGACATTTACGTTGGATGGTCGTCCGATTCAAACGGCAGAGGGTGTATCTGCGCATAACGCAATCATCCATATTGATCCGCGTGTATTGGGCTTTACACCTGCAAGGGAACAAGTAATTGTCCTAGACAATCTCAAATATCGTATCACAGCGGTGTCAAACGACATGGGGGTGCTAAAAATTTCCCTGTCCTCAAATGGTGGTGGGCGATAATGTCTTTTCTTGATGTAAGGAGTAACCTTCGGGCGGCTCGCAAGCAAATGGCTGTTATGGACAAGATACTCAAACAGGCTACACGTTCGAGCGTTAACCGCGCCACACAGCGTTCCAAGACAGAGTTGGGACGGAAGATAAGGGAAAGGTATGTTATTAAGCAATCAGAGGCTACAAAGACCGTCACAGTCCGCAAGGCGGCAGGTACGGGCATGTCTTCCGAGATTAAAACCAAAGGGAAGACTATACCTCTGATTAACTTTAGTGTTAATCCAAAACAACGACCTGCCAGACCTAAGACGGTCAAAGCGGGTGTGTTGAGAGGATCGCCGCGCAAACCACTCAAAAGGGCGTTCATATCCAACATGGGCGGTCATACGGGTGTATTTGAGCGAGTTGGAAAGAAAAGACTTCCTGTACGCGAATTGAGGGGGCCAGCCGTGCCGGAAATGGCGAACAATGAAGAAGTCGTTACGCATGTGCAAGAGGTATATGCAGACGAAATGAACAAGCGTATGCCTCACGAACTCAATAGGCTATTAGGGAGGTTGTAACGATGGAATTATCTCCGTCCAGCATGATGGACAGAATCAGGGACTATATCCTCGAAATCACGTCCGAAATGTATCTTGGCGAAAAGACCAGTGATGATGATACCGCCGGGAAAGTTAAAGTGTTTACTATGGATTTGCCTCCTAGGGATGTGCCAGAGTATGAAGTATTGCCCGATCCTTATGTGCCGAACACACTAGAGCCTGTGCCTAATCAACAAACACTGGAAACATACAGAGACGAACGATTCCCTTTTGTGATCGTTCGTTTTTTGCGTTCAACGGATACGGAAGACATGGTTCGGCTGTGTGAAGTTGACTTGATATGTGGTGTTGAGGCAGAGGGTGCGCAGGCGCAAAAGGATACACTCCACTTGATGGAGGTTATCAGGCAATCTCTACTAAAGCATGACTACGCTGGATGGGGATTTAGAATAGCACGTCCGCTCGATATTGATTTTTTCGAAGAACAGACGGACCCCTATTTTATAGGCGTGGTCAGCACCAATTGGGAGGCACCTACAATACAAACGGAGGTACGACTATGGTAGATAAAAATGAAGATAAAAGCGAAGAAACAAAGAACACCCGTAAAACAAGAGCTGTCGAAGCTGAACAGAGTGTAATTGTGAATGAGCAACCACCTGTAGACGAACAACATCTTGTGTATATTGGCCCAAGATTGGATAAAGGACGGTTACGAACGTACCAAATATTTGTAGGTGGATATCCGAACCACTTTCAAGACCTGTACGACAAGTACCCGCAACTCAAGTCCTTATTTGTGCCCGTTACTCAGCTATCTCAAGCGCAAATTGATGTAGGCGTTCCAGGGCATCCGCTCAATGTTGCGTACAAACTCGTGAAGGAAGTGAAATAATGGCGGAATATCACGGTATTAGAACCAAAGAGCTGTTCCGGGATCGTAGCGGCACCACTGTGCAAACTACTACCTTGCCCGTGTTTTTCGGTGCGGCTCCAGTCAATATGACGCAAAGTAGTACACCAGTCACCAATAAAGCTATTTTGGTGTCGAGTATGGAAGAATTCGAATACTACTTTGGATATTCGGATGATTGGGCAGCATTCCCACTTTGTGAAGCGGCTTTCTACTTTTTCACAATTGCTGAACTTTCTCCTGCGGTGTTTGTCAATGTGCTTGATCCTGCCACGGATAATAAAGTTGTAGCCCCCGCTGCTGCGACGTTTTCTGATGGGATTTACACCACTTCTGAAAGTGGTATTGTCGCCTCTACGGTGAGCGTCAAGTCCTCTGACGGTGCGACTACGTATGTGGTCAACACAGACTTCGCGACAAGCTTTGATAGCAACGGTAGAACGGTGGTTACGATCATCCCAGGTGGTGCAATCCCTGCCAACACTACGGTGTTGCAAGTAGGTTACTCCAAGCTTGATCCTACCAAAGTGACCCCTGCCAAAATTATTGGTGGCGAAAATTCCACCACAGGCGTTAGAACAGGGCTGGAGGTTATCGAGGAAGTGTTTCTCACGACCAGACTTGTACCTAATCTGCTGGTTGCACCAGGATGGTCAAGCGACCCTACAGTCTATGCGGCGATGGTGGCTAAGTCTCTCAATATCAACGGTCTGTTTGAAGCTCACGTCATTGCAGACTTGGATGCCAGCGAACGTTATATTAACTTGGTCAACTGGAAAAACGACAATCGTTACACCAGTCCATACAGCTTTAATGTATGGCCTAAAGCCAAGTATGACGATGTTACTTATCACATGTCTGTTGTCGCCGCTGCTCGCGCTGTGGCTACAGATGCGGATAATGGTGGAATACCGTTCGAGTCTCCGTCCAATAAGGCTATTTTTGCGGATAGCTTGGTCATGGAGGATGGTTCTGAGGCTTACGTACCATTTAACCAAGCTAATTATCTAAATAATAACGGCATTGTCACAGGTCTTAATATGGGCAATGGCTGGAGATTATGGGGGAACCGGACAGCAGCCTTTCCGACTCTGACGGACGCACAACGGGCCTTCATTCCCGTTAGGCGCATGTTCTCATGGGTGAAAAACAACATTGTTATTCAGTATTGGAACAAAATTGACGGTTCGCTAAATAACCGCCTAATTGGAGAGATAACGGATGACGTAAATTTCTGGCTAAACGGTTTGGTTGCCGCTGGAGCATTGCTAGGTGGTCGAATTGAATACCGCGCCAGTGATAATCCGATCAGTAACTTGGAGGATGGTATCCTGACGTATCGCCTGTTTATCACACCTCCAAGCCCAGCTCAAGACATTGAATTTATCGTCACTTACGATCTAGCGTACCTGGCTACGCTGGGCGCAGCAGCATAAGGAGGGGTAAGCATTGGCTAAAAATATTCCAGTTAAATTGGTCGGTATGGCGATCTATGCAAATGGTTCAAATACCGATTTTTCCACGGGTGACATCACGTTGCCCAATTTCACACCCTTGACAGATACATTGTCCGGGGCTGGCATCTTGGGGGAACTTGATATCCCAACGCCAGGGCATTACGGCTCACTGGAACTTGGCATTGCTTGGCGTACGATTGACAAAGATGCATTCGGGTTGATAGGTACTAAACTCAAGTCCTTGGAGATTCGTGGTGCATTTACCGAGTTTAATACCACATCCGGTGAGTTGGAAACACGGGCCGTTAAGATAGTGGTCAAGGGCATCGGGAAAGGGATTGACCTTGGTACTTTCGCCCAAAATGCCACTACTGGCACCTCAACTACGCTTGAAGTCACGTACATCAAAGTTTTCATTGACGGCGTAGCAGTAATCGAATTGGACAAGCTCAACAGCGTAAGTCGCATTAATAGTGTGGACGATCTATTCGACATCAATAAAGCATTGGGCAAAGCCTAATCCTAAAAATAGAAAGGTTGATTAAACATGAGCGCACAAGGGACAACGGAAGAACAAATGAAAGAGGAAGTAGCACAACCAACAGGGACAGTCATTAGGCTGTCTCTTTCTGTTAATTGGGAGGATGTTGATTATAACGAGCTTAATCTCGAATTCGACAAACTCACAGGCGAAGACATTATCGCGCTTGAGGGTGATTTTCTCGCTCTGAATCAAGGTAAAAACTTCCTGCCCTCCTTCAAAAATGAACATCCGGCGTATTTGGCTGTCTTGGCTGCCAAAGCTGCTGGCGTGCACCCAAACTTCTTGAAAAAGCTCCCAGCCAAAGATTTTAACCGGGTTATTGGAGCGTCTCGACGTTTTTTGGACGGCTTGATCTAATAGGGAACCCGTCTACGAAGGTGATGGAGGATTGTATAGCCCTTGCTAAATTCGCAGGCGGAAGCCCGGTAGATTACATCAAGCGCCCAATGGTTGAAATGGATGATTGGATAATTTCCATGAACAATTTCCACAGGAAAGTGGAAGAACGGCGGAAGGAAGACAATCCACAGTAGAATTGAGGTATTTTAGATGGCTGGAGCTGGAGGGGGTTCGGGAGGTTCAAGGCGGTATGAACTAACGTTTGAGTTGTCGGGACAGATTGACCCACGTATCATACGTAGCTTCACCGACTTGAGTAGAGACGTAGCTTTGCTGGAACAGAATTTAGATGAATTAAGGCGCACGCGTCCAATACCGGACGATGTGCCTGACTCTATACGGGATATAACCGACCGTGCGCGTGAGTTCGGGGATGTATTCCAACGCGCACTGGACTTTACAGGTGCTAAAGCGATTATAGACGGTGTTACCGGGGCATTTGGCAACATGATCAACGATGTAGGCGAGCTTGAGGAATCTTTATTCAAGGTGCAGGCGGCAACCGGAGCCAGCGCCGAAGAAATGAAGGATTTAGATAGCTCCATACGTGGTATGTATGAGGCGAATTACGGTGAGGGTTTCGGAGACATAGCCGACTCTTTGGTCGGTGTTAAAAACGCCACAGGACTCACGGGCGAAGCGCTCAAAGGCGCTACGGAATCAGCGTTGTCATTGCGTGATGTTTTTGGATATGAAGTTCCTGAAACCATGCGTACGGTTGGAGTTTTGATGAAAAACCTTGGATTGTCGTCTGAGGAAGCTTTCAACCTCATTGCACAAGGTAGTCAGAAGGGGCTTAACCGAGCTGACGACTTTTTAGACACGCTGAACGAATATTCAGTGCAGTTCAAAGATGCTGGATACAATGCCCAACAGATGCTAAGCGTACTCAATAGTGGGCTTGAAAAAGGGGCTTTCAATACAGACAAAATTGCGGATGCCCTCAAAGAGTTCCGTATCCGTATCGTAAGCGGTGATAAGGCAGTAGTTGAAGCAATGGACGAACTGTTCGCGATGGATGGCATAGAGAAGTTTACTAAAAATCTAGCCAAGGGCGGACAGAAAACCAAAGAGTTTCAACAACTGGTAGCTAAAACGAGCAAAACAACAGCGGCTACCATGCTTAAAACGTTGCAGTCTGGCAAAGGCACGCAGGTAGCCAAGATGCAACAAACTATCAGCTCAGTTATGAGTGATAGCCAAAAGGTATTCAATGGTCTTTCTAGCGGGTCTATGAAGGCGCGTGACGCGTTGCAGTTGGTTAATGACAAACTACTAACCATAGACGATTTGCAACAGCGAAATGCTATTTCCGTGTCCCTGTTTGGTACGCAATACGAGGATATGGGCGCAGGCATCACGCAAGCGCTCAATGATGTAAACGGCGGGTTTGATAAAAATATAAATTCGATGGAAGAAATCAAAAACCTCAACATGCAGTCATTCACCAAGCAGTTGCGCGGATTGGGCAGGGAAATTATGACGGAAGTTGTTCTCCCAATCGGTGAAGAACTTTTGCCGATGCTTCATGAAATGGTGGACTGGGCAAAGGAGCATAAGGATTTTATCGAGTTCATAGCCCTTGCGACTCCTGCTGCTTTGATTGGTAAAAATGTGACTGTACTTGGTAAGGGCTTATGGGACTTGAAAGGTAAGTTAACCGAAGCGGCTGGAGCTGGGGGATTGCTGGGGAAATCTTTGGCGTTTATGAAATCACCTGCTGGCATTGCTGTCGGAGCTGTCGGTTTGCTTACAGCGGGTTTAATTGCGTATCAGGAGCATCAAGAGGCTGTACGCGAGTCTATGATTAACATGGGTGATGAACTTAAAACTGCTTTTGATGATTACAACACAGTGGATAAGCAACGCGACAAACTGACCAACTTGGTCAAGGAGTACGATCGGTTAAAAGCCAAAATCGACAACGCCAAAACTCCAGCTAATGAACTTGCTGAAGCTCAACGGAAAATAGCCGATATTGAACAGAAGATCGTAGAACAAAGTGACGGTTACATCACCGCACAGGATGCTAAAACCAATGCATTACGTGAACAGGCTGGCGCTCAGCTTGATCTTTATAACAACATGGCTAAAGCGTCAGAGCAGGAAGCACGTATTACCATTCTTGACAAGGAGGCACAGCTTCCCGATTTACTGAAGGAATATGATAACCTTCAGAGCAAAGAAAAAGAATTAAACAAAGCGCAAGGAAATAGTGAGTCAGTCCTCACATCATTAATAGCTCTACGCATAAAATATAATGAGGTCATGAACAATACTCCAGCCGGAGCAAAGAGGGATGAACAATTAAAACCTCTAACCGATGAATTAAAGCAATTAATGAACTATGATCAGGCTAATTTAGGTAGCCTTGACCAGTTCATTGGTACAGTAAGAATGACCATGAATAAGACCAAACAAGACTTGCAGACGAATGAAAAGGAAATGGCGTCCTCTAAAGCGTCATTCCAAGAACTTTATAACGCAAATGTTCGTCTCGTCGAAGTACAGGACTTGGGTGGCGAGTCACTACAGTCACTTATGAGGAAGTATGACCAGTTATCCAGCACGGAAAAAGCTAGGGTAGACGTTGCTATACTCAGGGTCCAAGAGCTGAATAAAAGCCTTAGTGACTTGCCTTTTGAAAAGCAAATTGATGTCACGCTTGATATAAAACAAAAATATGGGCCAATGGCTACTCCAAACAACTTTCCGAATGTGGTCAAAAATACACACGGGTTCCCTCTCCAAGCTATCCCGCCGCTCAAGCCTCGGAAATTTGCTGATGGCGGCATTGTTACAAGCCCAACGCTTGGTCTTGTGGGTGAGGCTGGAGACGACGAGGCAATTATACCCCTCAATAACTCCAAACGATCACGCGACCTCTACGCAGCCGCAGGGAGTGCATTAGGGATGGATGGTGGAGGGGGCGGACACTTTGCCCCTGTGTTTAGCCCTCAGATTGTTATTCAAGGGAACGCAGACGAAAAGGTAATCCAAAAGTCCCTGCGTGATTCTCAACGTGAATGGGAAGCCAATATGCAGGAGTGGGAGCGCAAGAACAGAAGGAGGTCGATGATGGTTTGACCACAACATATCGAACCATACAGGGCGATACATGGGATAATATCGCCTACAAACTCACAGGCAGTATAAACTTTATGACCGATCTAATGGCAGCCAACTTCGACCATGTAGATACGGTCTTTTTTGGTGCTGGCGTTATCTTGACCGTCCCTCCTGTTCCCGATGATACATCGTCCACCCTGCCGCCTTGGAGGATTGGAGAGGAAGAGGGTGACGGTGAGTAATGGCAGTTGTAAACGAAGGGCGCACAGCAAGTGTCGCCCTTACCTACAATGGGAAGGTTGTCAGCAGCACGGTCCTGGATCAATACCTAATTGATTTTACCTATTCGGATGGATATAACGGTCAGATTGACACCATTACAATAACACTGGATGACCGCAACAACGATTGGATTAAAGGCTGGGTGCCTTACATTGATGATAAGATACGGGCCGAAATTGTCACCCGGGATTGGCATAAAAACGGCGAGGTCAAAAAGCTGGTATGCGGCACGTTTTATGTCAAAGCGTTTCGGTTTACCGGGAAGCCTGACATGATCGTCATTGAAGCGAGCGCGTTACCTTTATCCGGGCAGTCTACCAAGCAACAAAAACGATCCAAGTCATATGAAAAGGTTCAGTTGCGGACGGTAGCTGCGGATATTGCCAAACGTTCGGGTCTTGCCCTTAGTTACAACGCCAAGGTAAACCCGCAATATGAGCGATTAGACCAGTCGGACGAAACCGACTTCGAATTTCTGATTAAGACATGTCAGGCTGAGGGAATATCCGTGAAACTGTCCGGCAAAAAACTGGTCTTGTTCAGCGAACTGGATTTTGAAAATAACGCCCCTGTGATGGATATTGTCAGAGGTAAAAGTGATATCCTCAGCTACGAATTTAGTAAGGACAGCGAAAGCACGGCATATGGCAGGGCGATTGTAAGCTACACAACAGCCAAAACCAAAACAGAAAAGAGCAAGACGGTAACCGGGACATATAGCGCTCCTGGCATGAGTAAATATCCGACCTTGAGGCTGAATGAACAGGCTGGTACCGTGGCAGAAGCCACAAGAATAGCCCGTAACAGACTCCGGGAACAGAATAAGAAGTCAGGCAAGGCTAAGCTTGAAATGAGCGGTGATACGCGTCTGGCCGCTGGTGTGACGGTTAACGTGCTTGAAATCGGATATTACAGCGGCAAATACATCATCGAAAGCGCGGAACATCATATTGGCTCCAATGCTCCGTATACGACGACTCTTGAAATCAGAAAGGTATTGGGGTGGTGAATATGTTAGCTAAGTTTGGAACCTGTTCAACAGCAGACGAAGCATCCGGCACAATAACAGCAACGTTCCCTGACAGAGAAGACTTTGTTACGGGTGACCTGCCCGTAGTGTTCCCGGCTGGGATGTTGCGAAAAACACTCCCCAAACCGGGAGACGAAGTTTTCGTGCTCATGTTTGACCGTAGTAATGGCGTGTGCTTTGGCGTTACATCCGAATTTGTTAACACGAAGGGTGATGCTGAAATGAAAGGCACACTTACGATAGACGGCAACTTGAAAATCCTTGGAACTCCACCTGAAACGGGCGGTATAGTAGCAGTTGGAGAGGTCAAGGGAAGTAACATATAAGGCGGTGATAGCATGGCAAAGGATTGGGGTGGGTTAGCCACACTTGGCGATATTGTTTTTATCGTTACTCACTACAAAATAAGGACCTTCACCGACTTTACCCGCACCAACAATGACAGATGGGCGGCGAATGAAATTATCGGAAAAAAACCCCGTTCGCAATTCCTAGGGCCGGGGCTTGATACGATAGATTTGACGGTCCGAATTGACGCGTCCTATGGCATGAATCCCCGTAAAGAGGTGGATAAGCTTGTTGACTACAGCCGAAAGGGGAAGGTGATGCCGTTTGTGTTGGGCAATAAGGGGCTGGGTGTGAAGTGGTGGAAAATCAAAGGTATGTCGCAGAAATTTAACAATATCGACAACAAGGGCCGGCTCATATCCGCCACATATTCCCTATCATTGGAGGAATACGTATAATGACGGATCTTTACGAGATTACAGGGATATACAAGCCTTTTAAGTTTGGCTTAACAGGTGTAGACGCAATTAAACAGCGTGTTCGAATTATCACTTCGACAGTGCTAGGAACGTGTGTTATGGATCGGGAATTGGGTGTAGATGATGTGAGTCAGGACTTGACCACGCTGGGCGCTAGACAGCTAATGATTGCAATGGTAATCACAGCAATCAATGAGCAGGAACCTGCGGTAGAGATACAAGAGGTTGATATCGTCGAGGATGCAGACTTTGAAAAAACAGGCAGACTCGTGCCCATAATCAGATTTACGATCAATGAAGGCGGAGAGGGGGCAGGCGTTTAATGGCACAGCAAATAACTTTACCGGATATCCAGTTTACAGATTACGATGTGCAAAAAATATTAAGTGAGTCCCTTGTATCTCTCCAAAACAAAACAGGAAAGGTCTACGAAAAGGCCGATCCTGACCGAATTTTGTTCCTGGCTTTGATGAATGAGATTATCCAGTTGCGTGTGCTGATTGACCGGGAGAAAAAAGCGGACTTATTGCCGTATGCTACGGGTGTCATGCTGGATTACATCGGTTCACTTTATAAAGTAGAGAGATTACAGGCGGAGCCAGCGACCACGCAGCTCCGCTTTAATTTATCTACGCAACTTAGTACATCTTCCACCATCCCAGGCGGGACGCGGGTTGGTGTTCAAAATGCGGACGGGACGATATACTTTACAACCAATCAAACGATCATCATCCCTCCAGGCTCTTTGTTCGGGACGGTGGCAGCGACTGCTAATATAACAGGGGAAAGTGGAAACGGGTTTTCGATTGGTCAGGTCAACACGCTTATGGACCCGCTTGCCTTTGTCGCCAGCGTATCCAATACGACTGAAACGGGTGGCGGATCAAATATCGAAAGTGATGATGCTTTTAGGGAACGGATCAGGATAGCCCCGGAGTCGTTTTCCACGGCTGGCCCTCGTGATGCTTATGTATACTGGGCTAAGTCTGCATCATCTTCTATTATCGACGTTGGTTTGTCGTCTCCCAATCCGTATGAGGTTATTGTCGTCCCACTACTGACAGGTGGAAACATCCCAGGTCAGGAAGTGCTTGACGCGGTATATGAATCTGTAAATGACCGTACACGCCGCCCCCTGACGGACTTAGTTAAAGTTCAAGCCCCCGTTGCTGTCAGCTATGACATTAACGTTAAATTTTACATCAGCCAGGGTAAAGCAGCAGAATCACAGGCGATTGAGTCTAATGTCCGGCAGGCCATAAATGACTATATCCTGTGGCAAAAAAGCAAATTGGGGAGAGATATCAACCCGACGAACCTCATAGGCCGTATGTATGCGGCTGGAGCGGTCCGCGTCGAGGTTGTAAGCCCTGTTTTTACAAAAGTAGGACTATTAGAGGTTGCACATGAAACAACGCCTAATATCGTCTATGGAGGGCTTGCAAATGATTGATATTACGGACGTGAGTATTGTCGATTTGCTTCCCAATAGCATAAGAGACGACCCTAACGTACAAGCATTCGCTAAAACCCTGGACGAGCAGCTTCTAGAGCCTAAGCAAGACATTTACAAGTTGCGGCGACTAACCCGAATCGATGATTTGACGAGCGATGAAGCAAACGACATGGCGTATCAGATGCACGTGGACTTCTACGATCCGGCTCTACCATTGGAAACTCGGCGGGAGCTTATAAAAAACTCAATTAACTTCCACAGGATTAAGGGGACCCCGGCAGCGGTGGAACAATTAATAGATATCTTGTTCGGGGACGGGGTAGTTGAAGAGTGGTTTCAATATGAAGGCATTCCAGGACACTACCGCGTTAAGACGAGCAACCCGCAGGCTACACGGGATAGAGTAGAGGAATTTTACCGTGCTATTGATTCGGTCACTCGCTTTTCCGCACACCTGGACAGTGTGATGCTGGAGCAGACGGAGCAAATGGACCTGTACTTTGGTGCTGGTCTACATATGCGAGATATTATAACGGCAAGGATGGTGTAAGCATGGCGGCATTTGGTGGTTTAGTTTTAACAATCAAGGGGCGTAATCTACAGGCTAAGGTGCAGGCAGGACAGCAATTAAAGTTCAGCCGTATGGGTTTGGGGGACGGTATCGTAACAAGTCAATCCATCCCCAATATGACAGAGCTTATCACGGAGCGTAAGAGCATAACTGCAAATCGGGTGTATACCCCAAGCCCAGGCCGGGCGGCGGTAAGCGCGATTCTATCCAATCAGGACGTGACGACAGGATTTTTCTTTCGGGAATTGGGCGTGTTTGCTCTCGACCCAGACGAAGGGGAAATCATGTATGCGTATGGTAACAGCGGTAGCGGGTCGGCTGAATATATACCGCCTACTGGTGGAGCTGATCTGATTGAAAAACTCATAAATGTAAACCTATTAGTTGGCAATGCGACAAATATAAGCATCACAACCGATCAGTCACTGGTTTATGTGACTATACAAGACTTGGAGGAAACCTTACAAGAGGCAAAGGAGTACACCGACACGCAGATAGCTAATGTCAAAGTGCCGGACGCAACAACCACAGTTAAAGGTATCGTAAGACTAAGTGCAGATTACAAGTCTGCATCTTCTACGACTGTCCCAAACAGTAAGGCTCTGTCGGACTTGTATACCGATTCCCTAGCTGATAAAGGCAAGCCGTTCATGGATGATTTTAATTTATTACTTGGTGCGGGTAGATGGAGGATTGACAGGTCTTCTTTTGCTCCTGCTACGGACCATAGCCCACCAGGAGCATATCCTAAGGGTGTCCTTTTTGTCGCAAGCTCAAATGTGACGGAGGGGCTTGTGGTTGTCCATATGTACGTAGATGATACTGGCGGAATTTATAACCGTGTAAGAACATTAGCTGGGACGTGGTTGCCTTGGGATGGATTAGCCAGCAAGACATACGCCCAAAGGAATTTGAGACTAGAAAGAGCTGTCGAGCTTGGCGCAGACCTTACCGGGGCTGGTCCGACATACATCGACTTCCACAGTAGCGGTACAGGAAATGACTATGATAGTCGCATTATAGCCGAAGGCGGCACAACTGCCACTGGTAACGGTAAAATCACTATCCAAGCCGCGACTACAGCGCTAACCGGGAAGGTCGAAACATCCGGTCAAGTGTGGGTCGCTAAAAACACGCAATTCGGTTCATCATCCTCTCTATCCTTGCCAATAGGTGATGGAGATACAGGGCTTAATTGGTACGGTGACGGTGGGGTTGACTTTTACTCAAACAATTCAAAGGTTGCTGCTTTATCTGATGGCGTTTTTAAGTATTACGAAGCTGACGGTACCTGGAAAGTTTTGCGAGACGAGATAAGCAATTTAAAGCAATCTGTCGTTGATGGGAAAGGTGTCGTTGCTGGCGCTATCAACGGCAAGGGTGGTAATGTATCAGCCAGCAACACTCACGCGGAACTAGCGGCAGCTATAACAAACCTACCCGTCAAGAGATGGGCAACAGGAACGTTCAACGGTCAAAATGCTCAGGCTAGTAGTTGGGGACAATCCATATCAATGGTGGTTTCTGTTGGAGGTCTTTCTTTCACGCCTTCTATGGTTTTTATAAGAGTTAGGTTAACTGAATCGGACGGCTTCCGGCACATAGATTCTTTCGCCCGTCTCAGCACCGCGACCGGAGACACCATTTACGGCTGGAGAGGCAACAGTGTATGGGTTCCTCCTTTGCGTCAACAAGCCGGAGGGTTTAACGCGACCATCGAGGGCAGCAAAATAGACGCATACGCCGGGGGATCGCCTGTTTCTAAGGTATGGGCGTATGAATGGTGGGCATTCGAATAATAGAAAGGGTGGTTTATATGAAAATTGGGCCAAAGGTTTACTGGAGAAAATCAAGCGGTGAGGTAATCTTCGTTACGCCGGAAATCGAATCAGAACATGCCCGTGAGACTACAAAGGACGACGACATGGGGTTTTACCCGCAACTCAAGGGGTTTGATCCTGAACAGGTTGAGGTGTTGAAACTCACCTATAGACAATATTACGAAGACTTCCAGCGAGCAAAGTCATATGTGGTCAACCCGGACACTGAAAAACTGGAGTTTGTCTATATTGACGGCAACGGTGGCGAGACTCCTACACCGCAAGTTCCTCTGACTGATCAGGTGACAGAACTCAAGACGCGCCAGGACAGCACAGAGGCCGCTTTGCTTGCTCTTATGGATACCACTACTACAACCTAACAAGGAGGTGAGGCATTATGTATACATTTCTGCTGAACATGTGGATTATGGGCAAGGTTGATGAGGAACGTCTTAAGCGATACACACCTAAGTTTATTCAAGAAGCAGAGCGAAACGAGATTCTAGCAACACCGCAAAATGTTTAGCCAGCGTATCCAATCGGATGCGCTATTTTTATGCCCTCGTAGTGGTCGGGGGCCTATTTTAGATCAGGAAAAGTTTCCTGAACAGAGAGACGGGGGAAGAAAGGTTGGATAAGTGGGAGATTTTCAAGTTTAGCACCGCTTTAGGGAGTAGTGCGGTGACGTATCTTTATGGTGGGTGGTCGGGAGTATTGGGGGTGTTGCTTGCACTGGTCATTATTGATTATGTGACAGGGCTGTTCGCGGCGGGAGCCGAGGGTAAGAAGGGGACCGGACCCGGCTTGAAAAGTAAGATCGGCCTGATCGGTATTGCCCGAAAGGTATTTATTTTTGCAATGGTAGCAGTATCCCATCTGATTGATGGAGTCTTAGGCGATTCGCACCTTTTCCGGGATGCGGTCGCTTATTTTTATATGGCGAATGAATTGCTGTCGATAGTTGAAAATGGTGGCAGGCTTGGCGCGCCAGTTCCGTCGATCATTCGGCAGGCTGTTGAGGTGCTAAAGAGTAAAAGCGGAAGTCAGGAAGGGGATAGGGAAGATGCAAGCAAGGAAAAAAGGTAATGCTCAAGGGATTGATGTATCCCGTTATCAAGGAAAGATTGATTGGAAGGCGGTCAAGGCTAATGGTATTTCATTTGCCTTCATCAAGGCCAGCCAGGGGCAACGTTACGTTGATCCTACATTCACCACGAATGCAAAAGGAGCCAGAGCAGCCGGGGTATTGTTGGGAGCATACCACTTTGTAGACGCAATCAGCGTTGAGGCAGCCAAAGCAGAAGCGCGGCACTTTGCCGAAGTATTGGAACAGGTAGGTGGTGGGAAAACGCTAGACTTGCCGCCTGTAATGGATTATGAAAATAATCCCGGTAACCTGTCCAAAACGCTTATTAGCGCTGTAACTTTGGCTTTTCTGCTCGAACTGGAGCGACTTACAGGACGCAAGCCCATTATCTATACAGGTAATGCATTTGCAGCGAATTTTAACGCCTCATTGAGCGGTTACCCATTATGGATAGCCCGCTACAGTGATACTCGCGTCCCAAGCGATACAGTGACGTGGAAACGTTGGGATATTTGGCAATACAGCGATAGCGGCAAGGTAGAGGGGATAAAAGGGAACGTGGATATGAATGAGTATGACGGTACAACGGACGAACTGCGAGAATGTTTCACAAAGCGTCCTGAGCAGACGGAGACAGTCACGTCCGGTTCGTTCGTCGTAAATGGCAAACAGGTAGGGAAGACGCTTCTCTTTAGTGGCAGGACGTATGTTCCGCTGCGTGTGCTTGCTAATGTGTTGGGCTTATCGTGTCATTGGGACACCCGTCTCAAGGTCGCTTATTTAAATGGAGCCAAGCTGCAATCTGTCCAACTGGTCGAAGGAGTGGCATACGTGCAGCTCAGACCTGTTGCGGAGGCATACGGTGCTGTAGTGTCCTGGGATCAAAAAAATAAAATCGCAACATTAACGAGAGGGGAATAACCATGATTGAACAATACGTTACAACCATTGCACTGTCCGTTATCTGCTTGATTACTATCGGAGCGTTGACACTTGGCACAGCAGTATACCGCAAGCTCAAGCCTTTATATGAGGCTCGTTTTTCCGTGGAGCAGCGTAACCGAATCGGGCAACTGGCAGGGGATGCATACGCTTGGGTAGAGCGCAATTATGCTGGAGCTGGCGCGGAAAAGTTTCGCGAGGCCGTGAAGTACCTGACTATCAAACTGGATCAGATCGGCGTATCGATCAAGCCGGAGGAAGTCGAAGCAGCTATCCAAAAAGCCTGGGAAGAATTTAACCCAAATAAAATTAAATCTGTATAAAGCAAATACCCTACTGGCATTTAGCTGGTAGGGTATTTTTGTTTCGGACGCTGTGATATGGCAATCACAACAATTCAATTGTAAGTGTGACAAGACATAAAATCAAACAGTATAGTCTTCCACACCTTTCTCTTATTCATATTCCAAGTTAGATTCCAAAAATTCGATGCCCTTAACAGTAATACTTATCGACAACACTTCATCCATTCCTTTTCCGCCCATAGGTGTAATATCTATTAACCCCATAGACACTAGATAGTGGAAAGCTAAATGGCGTTCAGTGTTTCTTTCTTGATATATGTCACGCTTTGTACCAGACATGCTGATTTCGCCGCCACTAAACCAAAGCTGGTATAGTTCTGCTAGTATATCTAATCTTAATTTCTTACGCTCTCTCACTTGCTTAATATCTATCATTTCGGTTATCTCCTTTCAATTAAAAAGACAATAGTCAGGAACATAGACGATCATTATCTCTAATGTCCTGACTATTGTCACTTATAAAGTTTATACTTATTTCAATTCAATTTTATCTGGATCATTGGAAATAATAATCTTCGGATCATAAGCTCTGGAGGCAGACCATAATTCGATATTAGTTCCCCCTTGAGTGTGATATATGTTTCCAGATAAGAAAACTCTATATGTCCCTTTTTGGTCAGGGTAGAACGTACGCTCATTATGTTCATCAGCACCAAGACCACCAGGGTAATTATATCTTACAGTGTCTACTGTCTTCCAAGAATGTAAAAAATCTTCCCTGTATTCTAAATACATCGTCAAGTCTACCTTAGTAACTACTTTGCCCGGATTTTTATAGTCCCACTCAGCAAGTAATCCTCCAGTTCTTCGCACGGTCAAATCGACGTAAGTGTCTGCTTTTTGAAGGCTTATATTGCCATTACCATAAGTCTCACTGGTAACAGTGGCAGGGTTATTTGACTGCAAAACACTACTGGCTTGTGTTGTTGTTGTTTCTTGCGCTGACACTAAACCGAATGGCGCAATTGTTAGCAATAAGACCAACATAGCGAAAACAGAAAAAAATTTCTTCATTCTACTAATCTCTCCCTATTATTAATTATTTTATGAAACGATAGGATTATAACATATATCTTCCAATAATTATGGTATATTTCTACAATAAAATGTAAAATGACTCTTTTGAACTACTTAATTTACAAGATTCGACAATATACACGAAATAAAATAACGACTCCTGTAAGAAGTCGTTATTTGAGCTAAATATAATTATTAGAATATTCCGTGACTATCAGGAGTGATTGAACCAGACCCTGTATTAATGGGTGGTGTGAGGATGATCAAACCTAATACGATTGTCAAAGTAATAAATACCTTTTTCATTTTTCAGTTCCCCTTCCAAGATTTTTTTAAAGATCAGGGCATAACTGTCAAGCTGAGACGGGGTGGCGAAACCTCTAAACGCCTCGAATAGAGCTACACACCGTTTGAAGTATTTACCATCTTCTATTTTAATGGAGGATTCCAATGCCTGTAGCAAACATTTTAATGCATCGACGAACTTATCTTTTCTTAGGTGATACAGAGCTAAATGATAAGAATAGTCAATGAACTGAAAAATATTCCCGTAATCCTCTAACTCTGCGAATGATGCACTGTGATGAATCATGGATGCTAACTCAGAATCAATGTCCCACCCATACTGTAAGGCTGCTTCGACGATTGAGACATGGGCCGGGAGCCAATCATCTTCCGGGGACATTTCTAAGAATTTTATATACTCAGGAATAATGTGCTTGTTACCTTTAAACATTTGTAATTCGTATTGGTTTAGTTTGGCAAGGAGTTTGAAATTTTCTACTACTTCAAGCCCATCCTTATCTAATCCGTTAAACCAACCTAACTCAGAGTATTTTTCAATACAGTCCTGGGTGGCTGTGTAATTTTGCATCTTTAGATGTGCTACACCACGCATTAGGTGGCTGTAACCGTAGTAAAATACCAGAGGTTGTTTTAATTCTTTACTATGTATATTCTCATCTATGTTGTTAAATGTTGCTTCATATGTTGACTTGGCACACATATATAGATGCTCTGTCAACCTTAGAAGTCTTTCCCAATCTTCTGATGTATAACACATCCTGATGTAATGTACGATTGCGTCTAAATCTTCAACATTAAGCAGGTCTTTTTCAACTGTATCCACTTCCAT